TCCGTTTTGTTGTGGTATTTCTCCTCGTACAGTCCTTGGCTTTGCAGTATCTCAATAAAGTCACGCAGTACCGATCCGCGCAAACTTGGGTATGTGCGACGTACGACGGTGATAATCATGCCGCTGTTTACGTTGTTCCAACAAAGCTCACACAGCCCCTGTAAGATGCTATATGTCTTCCCGCTACGTGTACCCCCTTGATGAACCTGTACACGCTTCCTACAGGCCTTAAAATCGTAATACGTCTTGGGTTGCTTCACTCTTCCGTAAGCAGGTTGTCGTCCTGCACTTCTTCGTTTTGCAATACCTCATCAAACCATGTAGGCGTACCCGTAGGTTCGTTCATTGTAATTTCCTGCTCTATCTGCTTTGCCATGAAGTAGGGCATCAAACTGCTTAAAGCCTTCAAATATTTCTCGTCGCTATTCTCTCGCAGAATCTGTAGCGAATTCTTTATGTTGTCCATCTCGCCCTCCATCACCTGCACAAATATTTCACGGGCTGCATTAGACACCTTACCCTTAGCTCCTTTGGGTTTCCCTTTAGGGTTTCCGCTTTCTCCTTTCTTAAATGGCATTGTATTTTTTGTATGCTCTGTACAATAACACGATTGATAGAACAAGGCACGTTACATTTAGTACGTTTGGATGCCAATGCTCACCACATAAACCTAGTGCGTGATATAAAAATTCTATCGTTGACTATCTGAATTCCGTGAATTAAAATGTATCTGCGTAGTACAATATTGCATCTAAATCTTCCATAAAATCTTCAGCTATGTTGTAAAGGTTTATGCGAAATGACTGTGCTTCCATGTCAGTATTGTCAAACTGCCTTTGTGCATTGTCTGCTAGTCTATTAGTCTTAGCTAGTAATTTTTGAAATTCACCTTGCAGTTTGTTGTTGTTGATCTTTTCAGCTTGCTCTAACATAGATTGAAGTTCGTACTCATTGTCCATGTAAGACTCCATGCCTGTGCCATCAAACCATAGGTTTTTGTCTAGTCCTTGTCGGTATGCCATTGTATTTTATTGTAAGTTACAATAAACTAAACAAAAATCTCCCATCTAACATTGGCTTTGCGTTTGCATGCATGGCATAATAGACGGGAGAAAACCGTCAGCTAATTAAAGCACATCGGTTAATTTGTTTTTATAGTGTTGAATTATCTTCTCTGTTTCCTGTTTGTAGTATGTCTTAAAATCAAGGTCTTTTGTCCCTTGCTCCCATACTTTGTACAACACGCCGCGTAAACGTTGGCTCTGTGTTTTGCGATTATCGTAAATGTCTATGTCAAGGTTATCTAACTCCTCTATCTCATCTTCTCGCAGTTGCTCTTCCGGTCTAAAATAGAGAAATCCGTATCCGTCAAGCATAGAATCTATCTCCATGATTTTTTCGCTACCCTGTTCTTGAGTCACAAACCGTACGCTTACAGTTCTATCCTTTCTGCGTTGGTAGCCATCCAACATTGCAGCGGTTAAGAATCGCATGAAGCTATGTAGGCTTTTTCCAACTTTTCACCTTCATTCAAAAAACAGTCACCACATCTTTGTTTCTTTAGACGTATTCCGAATGTGCGTTGATATACGTCAATGAACAATTCTTGAAACGATAGGTCAACATTTACACCCGGCTTTAATTTTGGCCTTAGATACGTAGCGTAAATTAATTGATCAGGCTTGTCCATTCCGCTATAATTTGGGAATCGGTTGTTTAGGTATTCTTTCCGCTTTCCGCACCCGCAATCCGTGCCTGTAGCTTCTGCAATCGCATCAACTACCTTTTTAATACCTGTCGCCTTTGTAATTTTTTCGATGTCGTCACCGAGTCCTTTCGACTTCTTCAATTCTTTTTTTGATTTGCCTTTTTGCTTTGCGGATGCTTTTGTAGAGCGTTGCCCTTGGGATTCCTGTTGCATTTGTAAATGTATCTAGTGTGTGATTGTGAAGGTAGTAAGCTTTAAAAACCTCTCTATCAAACCATTGTATGTCTTGCAATATAGCAAATACCGTTTTCAATTGTTTTTCGTGCTGACTAAATATTACTTCTTCTAGAGGATCGCAGCGTTCATTGTATTCTGCACGTAGCCTGTCATGTTTTTTGTACTCTCGATTGTAAAAGGATTTGTTACTGTAGCTAACTACGTAAATAGCTCTGCAGATATAAGGCATCATTTCACCGCGCTCACACATCGCCTCTAACTTTTCCTGTTTTTGCAGAAACGTATACAGCATATCATGTAATACATCTGAACCGTACTTTTTTCCGATGTATCGATTACTCTGTTCTAAGAGTACGTTGTAATTCTCATTTATGAAGTTTTCGAAACAAGTCATCGTAATGCGTGCGCATCTCTTGATATTCTTCTGCAGTAAAATCTACGTGCATATTGCTAAGAAACAGTATGTTTTCTGCTGTGCCTTCTCCATAAATTTCGTTTAATTTTTGCGCAAACACAAATTGTTGACCGCCTAAAAATCCGTTACATCGCTTGCATTGCGGCTGAACATTGGTTAGACCGTCTAACGGCTTGTAAAGAAATCGCGTTGCTAACTTGGCGCGTGTAATAAAATGACCGCAATCAAGCTCCTTCCATAATTTTTTTACACCACACGTAAAACACGACACGTAACCTGCATCGTCTGCATTACTTGCACGTACGTATCGGCTCAGTGCTGCATCAAGTTTCTTTTTCTCCTTTGCTTTGCTCAGTTTTGGCATCCCATTGTTTTCTAAGTCGCGTACCTAAACCCTCCGGTGTTGGTGTGTGATCCCGTACGCTTTCTACAAGTGACCCGGCATCTATACGCTGCAAGGCTTCCCTTGACTCTAATTCGTGTTCGTGCTGCCTGTTACGGTTGCGTTCCTCTAACATATCTGCGCGTGTAGTTCCTGCGTACTTCTCAAAAAACCCTAGAATCTCGGCTGTTTTTAATCGTTCGTACAATTTACCAAACTTGCCTTTACGAACCATGTCAAACACTACCCTGATTTCTTCCAATGTCAAAGCAGGACGTTCTTCAATTATTGACCTGCAGCAAAACATAAGTTCTTCGTCACTGCTAATTGTCGTCTTCATGTTCATGTCTTTTATTAGCCGCCCTACCTCCGACACAATCCAACCGCGCACCATATCCGGAGCAATTGTCAATGCAGTTTTTATGTTTGTTCCTTGCTCAAAGGCTTGTTGAGGGCTAACACTAACGCTATTATCCTTGAGTAATGAAACGCTCAAGTTTGTTAGGGTCAAAGTTTTCTTTTTTGAAACCGCGCTGTTGTTGTGCATTTTGATGATTTTGTTGTCTACGTTTCCATGTACGAGCAGTTGCTTTCCAATCCTTAATTTTATTTCCGCCTTTTAGTTTCCATCCTGTTTGATCGTACCAATCAATGAAAGGATGCGCTTGATCCGGTATGCCTAGTTCAATGAAATAATCTAAACACTCATCATAATCTGCAGGCTTCGCCTTAGTCATTGATTTAGTCTTTTCTTTAGTATCTTCTATTAGTTGTTCGTCTTTTTTACGTGCCTTATGCGTAGTTTTTTCCGTGTTGAACCCGTAGTTATATACGTGCTTGACACGTAAAATTCTACGACTTTTGCCTTCAATTACGCGCAGCTCACAATCAATATATCCTTTATCTTTTATTGCCTTTAAATTTTTATCTACGGCACTTGCTGAAACCATTAAATGCTGTGACAAATGCTTGTTGCTTACATAGCAGAATTTACCATTTCTACTAAAACTATCAATTTCTACTATCATAAGCTTTTGAGTCCAATTCAACTCTCTGTCTTCATATAGTTCAATCGGTATAGCAATGAATTTTACTAGCCTGTTACTCATTCCCAACGGTATTTATTCGTGTTAAACCTCTCGTTTAATTCGTGACCAATTTTCCGCAATAATCTGTTTATTTCATTTCTGCGGGTTTGTGTTTCTGATTTTTGAAACAACCACATCATCTGCTTCCGCAGCAATTTTAAATTGTCACTACTCTGATTTGAGATATCTAACATCGTCACATCGATCTTCAATCATTTGCACTACTTCTTCAGTTGATGTATCTGAATATTTTGCTATTTCTCTAGCAAACATAAACAGCTTTTTAGGGTCATTATTGTACCATTTATTTACCGTCTTGGCGTGTAGTTGTAACGATTTACTTAATCGCTCCTGTGTGCCAAATTTGACCTTAATGAAGGTTGCCAAAGTCATTACGTAATTCATTTAAAATGTTTAATAAATCTATTGCCATTTCTTTCACCTCATCGCGTGAGGATGCATGAGCAGATGCATGACCGACTGCCCATTTTAAATCTTCCGGCAAAGGCTCAGGTATGTAACTGATGTCAATGCCGCCGTGCTTTGCTTTAAGCTTACCCATTTGTGTTCCTAGTTTCAATAATCTTTAAGAATTCCTCAAGTGTAATCTGTGTTCTAGGAATTACTTCTTTTATGCAATCCATCAGAACGGTAAATCTTCGCCATCGGCAAGTTTAAACGTATCGAATTCATCGCGCATCTTATCGAACATCCGTGCGACGTGTGCAATTTCATTGTAGTTCATTTGCCCCTGTGCAGTAGTCACTAGCTGTAAATAATTAATCGCAGTATTAATTGCCCATTGCCTTCCTACTCGAACATCTCTTTCGCCTTGTACGGCTTGTTTCTGTTCGTATTTCTGCTGTGCTTGTTCGTCAGCAATGCTTCTTCGCAGCTTGCCTTTCTTGTCCGTCCATTCGTTCTTCACCATGACCTGCTGTCCCGGCTGCCATTTGTTTATGCTCTTAGCGCTTACTAAGGCGCTCACGTTGTCGTCAAACAAAACTTCTTGTACGTACATAGTTTCGTTTTGTGGGGTCTGATACTGATGATCAGATTGTGCTTGTAAAATTTTCATTCGTGTATATGGTTAGAAATATTTTGAATTATTGCTTCGAAAGACATAAGCGGTTGCAAATCATCCATTAGATACGTTATATCAACACTGCATGTATCTGTGCATAGTTTAGCTTTACTTATTTCTATTTCTTCAGAATCAGGCGGCACGTCGTAATCGTATGATGACTGACGAGGATAAAATTTGTAGTCTATTTCTAGATACACCTTGTCATGTATTTCAATGTGCATTTGTCTAGTCATAGTGAAGGATCAATTTTTTTGATTTTGTAAATCATTTCCTCGCACTCGCGCAAACCTAGCTTTGCAATATCAAGCAGTGTAGAATTATCTTTCGTTTCAACAAGGTCTTGCTGTAAGCTAAACAGCATCTTTGCGCGTTTCATGTATCGTTTGTACATAGCCTTGTTTGCGCCGTTACGTTTTTTCAGCATGTATTATGGTTGTAATTACACCGCAATATAGGACAAAGTACCCATAAAACAGAAAAACCCCGATGCAACTTATGCACCGGGGCTTCGCTGAAAACCCATAATCATACCATAACTATTTGCGCAATTTACGCCTTTTGTTAGCTCGACCAAATACAATTGCATTTAAAATACGACTTAATACATCGTACACCTTGTCGTCTTTTTCTGAAGATGTTATGCCTGTCCACGTTCCAAAAAAACTTATTGCGGCTAAGGCAATCTCACTCCAATTACTTACTAGAAACTCCATGTTTAAATATTTAAGAATTTGTACTTATCCTGTACGTTAAAACTAGGGCATGCTTTGCTACTAAACTCATTGTGTCCATGAACCGTGCAATACCCAAATACGGTTCTCAAACTTGTAACTAACTGTAGCCATGATGTTTCTTGTTTCATTGTCATTGTATCGGTCGGCACTCCTTTGTCGTTAAGGCCACCAACGTAAGCTACGCCAATGCTTGTTTTATTGTGTCCTTTTACGTGCGCACCTATAACATCAATGTCTCTTCCCTTATGTATCTCTCCGTTAGTGTAAATCAGGTAGTGATAGCCTATTCCGTTGTTCCAACCTCGCTTACGGTGCAGCTTGTCAATTACGCCAACCGTAACATAGGAGTCAGGAAAAGTTGCTGTGCAGTGCAGTATTATCTTGTCGATGTGCCGCATTAATTTAATTCAGTCACAGTTATTTTGTACGCATCATTGTGCGGTTTAAAAGTCATTTTCCAACCACCAAGCGTTGGTGTAGCAAACGCCTTTTCTACTTCCCATCCCATGCTTCTATCTTTTTTCTTGTACGATCCCGTTTGAAGCACATGCACAATTTCTTGTGCGTGTTTAAAAGTGCTAGTTAAGACGTCTCGCGTAATAGGAAAATACCATTTGTGATGCGTATGACCCCGTGCTAAAATTTTTGCTTGCGGGTAATCTTTCATATCAATGTCTACATTTAACGCGCCTTTGCTACGCTTACCGCCTCCGTATCCATGATGATAGTGCAAAGGATACGATCGCCGCGTTCCTTTACCTTGTTTGTTGCATTTAATTATTATCCATCCTGCATAAAAACCTGCAACAATATTTGCCCCTGTAGCATTTAACGCGCCTATCGTTCGCTGTACAGGATCAACTCCGTGCCGCTTAATAATGTTTGTTTCGTGGTTGCCTTGACTTATAAGTGCAATGTTATCCTTGTATGGTTCAAGGTGCTTTACGCAATCTTGTATGCATTCGTCGATGTACGCGGTTGCAAGCAGCTCAGGTCGCATAGTGCTGTAAGTACCCCTTGGGTCTGTGGGCATGTGCATCATGTCGTATAGGTCGCCAAAAATGAATACCTGTGCGTTTTCTGCCTTTGCTTGGTCAAGATGTTTTTTCAGCAACTTGCGATCGCATTTGCTTGAATCAAAGTGTATATCGCTTAAAAGGTAAACGTGCTTTTCATCGGCATTATCTAAAAATTGCCAATCAAGAATATGTATGTCCCTGTCTCGCGTTATTAAACTCATTCGATTCCTTTACGTGCTAGCAGCAATTTAATCTCATTAATGCCTTCTACCAAAACGTCAAGCGTTTTTTGCACGTCGTCTTCGCGCTTTTCTAGGTTTATAATTCTGCTTTTTAAAACTGTCACCTCATTGTTCAGTTTAACCCAAGCAGCTACACCACCGCCTAACAAGGTCAAGCCCTCTACCGCCATTGCTATAAGTGTACTATCCATTACCTTTTACCGTATTCACCCGCAGGTATGTTAAGGAACTCTATTCCGTTGGGCATGGCAATTTCTACCACAATGTCAGCATCAACAATCCATGTCTGATATGTAGCGTAATAAACACCGTCAATAAATTCGCATTCTTCGATTGATTCTTGGTCGTACATATAGTCGACGTGAGGAGTTGCTGAATCTTTCCATCCCTCTAAAAAATCAGTATCCTTTGGTACAGATACCCTGTATGTATTGCCTCTTATCATTATCCTTTTACTACTACGCCTGACCTTTGTGAAACGCAAGTTGTACCTGTAGAAATAACCTCTGTCCAATGTTGATCATCAGATGCTGTTCCGTTGGGATCTAGGTTAGGCTTCAATGATGCAGAATCTTCACCGCCGCACCATAACGCACCGTTCTTCATAGCTACTCCTAAATGTAAACTTGTTGAACTTTTCGCATCAAACGCGTTGTACTGACTCCACCCCGTACCCATTGAAGTTAATTGATACCCACCGCTTGTGGTTTTCTTGTCGGTCGTTGAATTGTCAGGTCGCATATACGAACTAGCCTCTCCTGAAAATCGCAAGTAACCATCACTATCAATATGACAACCTCCGTGATAAGAAAACTCACCTAATTCAGCACACACATAATCTGTTGTTGCGCTACTCGCTAATACAGGTCCATCCGTGTTAGAATTAGCAGTTGCAAGTTGAGGTCCTGCTAAACCTTGTCCATTAACGCCTGTAAAGTACGTATTTCCGCTACTGTCTCGCAGCCATGCGCAGCGGTAACCACGTGATACATCCACTAAACCTGTAAGGCTGTTTTTTTCTCTTGTGAATGTGCTAACTGTACTAGTAATACCTTGTCCCGTCATGTAGGAATATCCATAACCTGACGAATAAGCGTGGCCTTGATCGTTTATAAGCCATGTGTGCCTATAGCCCATTACAACACGAACCCACGTTTGTGAATTGTTCATTGTAGCAAATCCGTTTACGCTGGATGTAGACCCATCACCGCGCTGCCTGTAACTGCCATTGCCCATAAACATATAATCGCCGCCTTTAATAGCCCCCCACACTGCATCACCTCCGCTTATATCTGTCCAGTCATTATCTGACCCGTATCTCCTCCATGTTCTGTCGGCAGTAAATCCCGTCAAATAAGTGCCTTGTTTACAATTATACCACAATTCACCGTTATCCGTAATTGCCATGACCTGCGTATATGCCCTATTACACGCTATTTTCACAAAGTCGTTTGCAGGTGTGTACGCTAAACTTCTTGCGTAAGTAGAGGGAAGGTCTGAACGCATCCAAAAAGTTGTATTGCCATATAATTGCGCACCTACAGCTATTGGGTTGATTGAAACCCCTCCACCTTGAGAAGTGTAAAACCCGTCTACGTTATCTATATTGCTCGTATTTTGTCCTGATATACTTGCCATGTCTTAACTAATTTCAATCCACTCTTGAGATGGGTTAAAGAACATTTTATAAGAAGCTACCTTATAGCCCATTACACGATTTACATTACCTGTACTACTTACAGCCGTTGTTGTCATGCGCCCTGTTGCTGTGCTTAAATAAACCACATCACCAATGCTACCTCCTAAAGCCGTGGCAACACACACAATACCCCGTATGCACATTCCGTCAGCACTTGACGTACCCGTAGCAACCGCCATCATTCCCGATGCTGCTGCAACAGAAGTCGCTACTGCACTTGTCCATGCACTTGCCCCCAAATAATAAACGTAGCCTGCGCTTAATCCTGTCGTTGTTGTAATCGTTACAACCTCTGCATTTAGCCCTAAATCGCCTGCACTACTTGCGCCCCCTATTGATGTTTCAAGTTTGCTTACAGCGACAGAAGAACCGTTACCGCTTAATTGTCCTGTCGTGGTTATTGCCCCTGTTACACTTAATGTGCTACCGTTAAATGTAAGGTTTGCCTCTCCGTCCAAAACATCCGTAGAACTACTGCAAGCAACAAGCCTGTTGGCAGCTTGACTATTTACTGTAACTCCTCCTCCTCCTCCTCCGCTGACGGTAGTAAAAGACAAGTTGCCTGAGCCATCAGTAGTTAAAACCTGACCATTCGTTCCTGTGTCATCAGGTAGAACCAAAGTATAATTAGCGGCTGCACTGTGAGGGGGAGCTTGAATTTTTACACCGTGCGTATTGATATTGCAGTTGAGCTGTATAGCCGCATCGTTAGTATCACCCTTAACTTCTAAAACTCCTGTGCCATCAGGAGCAATAATAACGTTTCCATTGCTTGTTGTAGTTTTTATCTCGTTGGTTTGCGTGTCTAAATCGCCTGTAAGTTGTGCGCTTGCAGCCATTAACGCACCTGCAGAAGCTACGTTTGCTGCATCTGTTACGTCTGCGCCCGTTTCTATACCCGCTAATTTTGTTGCATCGCCTGAAGGATACGTGTTTTTTAAAGTGTTTGCAGCTACTGCGCTTGCATCGGTATAACTAATTTTCGCTGTGTTAGCTGCTACGCTACTATTGGCCGATACCCGCGCTTCTGTGTAGTACAAGTTTCCGCTTTCAGCAATATCTCCAGTGTCAAGCACAACCGCGCCTGTTTGGGTGTTAACTGAATCAACCGGAGCAGCAGCAGGTATCTCACTTGTTAAAGCAAGCGTACCTGTAGATGTCGGCAAAGTAATAACAGTATCTGCAGTTGCTGAATTTTGAAGTGTTGCAAAGTCATTACCGCTGCTTTCAATGCGCAAACGTGTACCTGTCTTAACATCAAAAAAAGCATTGTTTGCTATGCCTTGACCATTAATTTCTACCGCCGTAAATGCTGTTTCATTACCCGATGTACCTGCCGCTACGATAAAGTCAATTTCACCCGGTGATGTTTCCGTTAGCGCGACTTCAGTTACGCCTGTTTTGATCTTCGCGGTTGTAGCAGTTAACTCAAGTTTTGAATTAGTTAATGCACCGTTCTGAACGTCAGTTGTTGTGCCTCCTCGAAACTCAGTATACAGCGTAGTCAGGCGTGTATCAAGTGTCCATTGATTTGTTTGCCAATTCAGAACATTACCGTTGCTAGGCGTTGCTGTAGTGACGTTATCTAAATCTTCAATGTCAAGTACAACCGTTCCATCTGATCCATTTACAGATTGTACGGGTGCTTTGCCCATAAGCACACTAACATCGATACGTTTACTAGTTCCCGCCGCTGTTCCGGTAGTATCGCTTACATCGACAATATGCAATTCATCGCCGTCTTCAGGCGTAGTTGTTAGGGCTGTTAGGTCAGTTACTTTCGTTGACATCGTTTAAATATTTTACAAGCTTCATGCTATTACGTGTTGTAGTATCTAATGCCAAGAGCTGTTGCAATTGCCTTGAGTTTATTGTCTGTGGGAATTCTTGGGTATACGTTGAGTCCTCCAAAATAATTTCTTTGGCTTGGGGATAGGTCTGCGCCCGTGTTATTAGTGTATTCAGGCAAATGATTAAACTGCAGGTATTCTATCATGCGCTGACGATAAAACATACCAATTTCTGTTGATTGTTCAACTACAATTTTAATATCGCTTGTGCTTGCTGTTTGACCCTGTTCGCTGCTGTTTAAGGTTACGCTATTGTTTGCAAATTTTAGTCGTAGAGGATACGCTAACTCTACAAATGTAAGCTGCACTAAACACGGTTGAATGTAGTCCTCTAACAGCTCTTTGTATTTTTCATTACCCGCATCACCGACTTGATCTGCATCTATTAACGCATTGATTTTGTCAGACAGTTTAGTGCCTAACGCGGGTAAAATCCACCTGTCCTGTGCAATACGAATATACGGCTGTACAAGATTGTCGTCAACCGTAGAACCTAGTGCGCTATCGCGCTTTAATTTGCTTGAACTTATGTATAATGTTGCCATTTTTTATCTATATGCTCCCCTTGACGGTGTGTCAATCGGTGCGACGTATTCTTCACCTTTTTGAACTGTGTCTGGGTTGTTTCCTACTTTTCGCATTACGTCTTCCCACGCGCCCTCAATTTCTACCATATCCATTTCTTTTGGCTCGCCGTCGGGTGCATAGATGTAGATGTTTCTGCTGAATCCATGTCTACAGTAAATTCCGCCTTTGTGGAGCCATATAGAGTATGGCCTGCCGTTGTGACCAAATTCCGCGTTTTCGCCTTCCATAGCGACAATATCCTCATACCGATACTCTACGCCCTCATCAGAAAGTTCCATCATATCAGTACAGAAATCGCGGCTGTTACCTCCTTGACTTGGCGTTTCTGCTGTTTCCTCGTACATGTAGCGCACCGCAAATACGAATCCTTCACGGCTCAAAATGTCGCCGTAACTGTTTTGTTCTACTATTTCGGGGTTTGCGTACTGTTCGTAAAACAAGTGTTTTTGCGTATGCAGTTTTGCATCTGCCTGCACATCGCTTACCCATTCAGAACGCACGTAATAATAATCCTTTCCTAGTCGCGCATCAAATTCACGCATCCTTGCCTTTAAGCTCGTTCCTTTTTTTTTTAATTCTATGTGACCGTCACCGCCGCAACATGACAATTGCGTTTGTGCAGTTGCTTCTTGCTCGTCTTGTTCTTCTTCGATTTGTTCAATGGCGCTATCTTCAGTAAACAAGGCATCTGCTACCTCCGGCGTAAACTGCAGCATCTGCACTAAGAATACCTTTGCCTGATCAATAGACAAAACGCCCTCTTTGACTTGTCGCACAATTTCCATTGCGCTATCAATTTGACCGCCATCGTAACTAGCATCTCGTTTACGGCTGTCCGGCGCGTTGCTGTCAAACAAATTGTCCGTATCAATAAATGATGCAGGCTTCAGCGGTGTAAAGTACATATCTAGCGTTACGCTACTAGCCGCAAAAACGGGTTTTAAGGCATCTAAAAACAAACGTTGGAAGGGAAGTATTACCGTGTTATAAAACAGGTCATAGGCATCCTTCATTTCGTCTGCGTTGTTTCCAAATCCTCCGCCTGTGTCACGCACACCGAACAACAAAGGCGACGTAACACGATGTCCGCTTAATACCTTCTTGCTGCATTGTTCGCTGAGGTAATCAAACACTTGATGCGCATCTGACAAATTAAAGCTTTCAATAGTCGGCGCTGTGTCCTGCGAATCGTTAAAAGTCATCAGAATTTTGCCCGCATTGTTTGCGCCTCCAAATTTTTGGTATACCAATCTTTCCAATTCTGCGCGTTCGTCCTCCGTAGGTACGCCGCTGTTAAAGTTCATAATCGTGCTAGGGAAAAAACCCTGATTAATTGAACTTAAATGATACGCGCTAAGGTCTGCCTCTACCTGTGCATAGTTTGTGCAAGGTAGGTAATCCGGCAAACCATAGTAAAAAGATAAAGGTGTGTAATTTTTTACGTGTATAATTTGACTAGCTGCTGTACGATCGGTATTAGAAAACGCCGGAATTACATGCGGCTTCGTGTTTAATTCTGTCCAATCGGTTTTGTGGTAAAACAGCGGTACGTTGTCTTCGTCATCTGCAAGCCCACAACGAATGGTAGATGCAGGAATATGATGCACTTTACTTATTGTTGTGCGATCCTGTGACCAAATAATGTTTAGAAACGCCTGACCGTATAATTTAATATCAAACGCAGCTTTTTTTAGGCATTCTTCGTTACCAAAAATTTCTTTAACCTTGAGCCATTGCTCGATATGGTCGTCTTTGTTTGTAGCATTAAGACCGTCACCAAAAATCATTTCAGCAACACCCTTAATTATTGCGCCGTGCATGCTGCTACTAGCATACAGTTCTTCTAGGTACAAAGGGTACAGGTTGTCAGCACCGCAATCAATCCACAGCTTGTTGCTGTTCTCACGAAACAAAGGCGCGTTTGTAGACTGATACTCTAAGATGGAAAAATTATTCTTATTCACTTCTCGTATACTTCGTAAACTTGATTGTCAGTGTCGTCGTACGCTGTGTACGTACTCTCAGTAAAGCTAGAACTAGATGAAGCACGTACAAACGCTAAACGATCCGCGTATGTTTTTGTAGCTCCGTCAGTCAGCTTTAAGGTATAAAAACCTTCGTGTAAATCAGCATCATTGTACCACGTTTGCATAGGAATTGTTACCTGCGTATAGCGCTCATTAGTTGTCTGATTGTTAAGCGTTACAGTTTTTTGGTATCCCGTCAAAACATTTTCTAGCGTAACAAAGATGTAACCCGTTCCTGTGTAACCGTCTAACTTGATCCGCGCGTATTGCGGTGTGCCTTGCTTAAAGAGTTGTACCATGTGCTTTTATAGTAAAAAGGGGCAAGCCATTTGACCTGCCCCTTTCTATTCTAACCATATATTATTAAGGGATTGTGATGTTAGTTACCCCTGACAACGGCGCAGCCGCGTAGAATACAGGGTTAGCCTCACGCCCTACAAAGTCAATTGTGTAACCCGACAAATCGCCAAACCCTTGACCCGATACCAAACTGCCGCCTTGCACATTACATCCATGCACTGCTCCCAACAAAAAAACATTATCGTTGTTGTCAAGTACCCAAATATTGGGTCGTCCTTGACACAGAACGCGAATGTCTTCAATATCAGTAGCATCTAGCTTTTGAAATGTAACGCTAAGTGATTGCTCAAAAAACGTAGTGCCTGCGGCAGGATCAGATTGAAAGCTTACGGTCAAACTGCTAGTTTCAGGTCGCACATCAAATTGGTAAAAGGTTTGAGCCGTAATAGCCGTTACTGTGTCATTGGAAGCTGCAGCCCAATCTGCCCCGGAAGGCATGTCTGCATAGTTACCAATGTATACCGTTTTAATGCCGCCAACTGAATCTTTACAGTCAACTACCCGTCCGCTTGAAAGATCACATGCCATGTTACACTATTATTGGTCAGTAATTACACCAGTCAATGCACCTACAACGCAATCGCCGGGAATGCCTACCTGCATGCCCAGTCCAAACTTCATAGTAATTTTTACGTTGTCTGAACCGTCGTATTTCCAAGCATCAATGTACGCAGCATTTGTGTAATCAGTGTTCAAGTTAGAACCAACTACCAAGTTATCTTCGTACGTCAAAATGATTGCATCATTAAACATACCGGGGCATACGTGAATTGGAATACCCAAGTATTGAATTGAAGCAAACGCTTGATTTACACCTTGTGTATTAACACCCTGATTGCTGCCTGACTGACCCAACGCCTGCATGAAATTACCTGCTGTTTTTGGCGACACGTAGAACGCAATGTCAGGTCGATTCAAGATTGCAGGACATGATGTCAACGCTTGGTTGTATGCTTCGTGAAAACAACCTGTAGTACCCAAAATTTGGCTATTTGTTGCGCTGAAACCGCCTGATGAGATAATCTTCTCAGCAGCCACAGGTGATCCAGTTGTACCGCCTGCAGCCAAAATAGATGCACGGTATCCTGTGTTGTCAAACGTAGCATCGTCAGACAGGAAGCCTGTAACGTCAGTTGTCAAGTCCATGCCTTTCCAAATTCCGTTCTCTACGTCTTGTGCAGCGTATCCTGCAATTGTAGCCAATGAAAATTGTACAAACTCAGGGTTACCTGCAGACATATCTTGACGTGCGCCCGTCATCCCTGCCCATGTAGGCAACAATGTTCCACGGCATAGCGATTCCATAACCGTCAAATCTGACAGTGTAAGTACGCGCTCACCAAGTGTCAAGCTATCAGTTGACGTATAGTCGCATGCAGCGTTTTTAACTACGCCTGTAGATGACAAGCTAGAAATTACTGCTTTGTTTTGTATGCCGTCAACCTGACGTACCCAACCTTCCGTTAGCGTTTTTGCTAATTTCAATGCAGGTGCAACATAAGGTGCTGCACGTTCTCCGGCATAGGTAGTATCGGGCGATACAAGGGGTGCTGCAAACGCTCGACGTCGAGATCGTGATAAATATTTACTCATTATTTCTGATACTGATTAATCAAGTCCATAGCTGCCTGTGTTGATTTAGGCAAAGCCTTAAACCCAGGAGCATTTTCTTGTGTTACTGTTGGTGCGTTTCGCAATGGTCGTGCAGCAGGTGCAGCCCCAAATTCACGCAATTGATTACGTAGAGAACGATTTTGACGTTCTAAACGCTGCAAGCGACGTTCCATTTTTTGCTCGCTTGACATTTCACGACGTTCGCTGCGTTCGCTGCGCTTAAAATCACCACGTCGGCGCATAGCTCGTCGAGGTCGGCGTTGTCGTGACGTTTCGACTTTTTTGTCTTCTTTCACTTCTTCTTGTGTTTGTGTTTCACCGTTGCCTGCATCAGCTAACTCCATTGCCATCTCATGCACAGCTTCGGCTTGTTCGGCAGACAGTCCCATATCTACCAAAAGGTTTACAAATTGTTCGTGACTGTCAGGACTCTCAGTCACTTCTTCTTCTTGCTGCATGGTTTCTTCCTCTTCTACCATGTAGTCCTCTTTTTCTTCTTCTTCCATGAATTTTTTAATATCCATATTTATTTATTTATGTGTGCTTTTACCTAGTATTCGTAAACCGCTTCGTCAAGTAATTCAACAAACAGTTCAAAATCTAACCGCGTAAATACGGCAGGCGACATTTCAGTAAAGATTACTTTTGCACGGTCGTAATTTTCTTGTAGAATAGCCTCCTCAACAATATCCAAGGCGTGATTAAAGGTTTCATCTAATATGTAGTCCATACGAAACTCTGCAATCATAGCAAGCAATTCCTCTTGCGCGCTGTTCGTCCATGTACTCCATATACGGTCAATTAGTGGATTCATTAGTAACGGTCGTAGTATCGTTTAGTTAACAGTGCTTTGTAGTACCGAACTTTCATAGCGTTTAAATGCTGCACTTCGTTATGCATCTCAACTTCTTCTTCTTTCTCCTCTACAGCTTTGACTTCACCGTCGTACTCAGTCAGTACGCCTTCAAACACTTCCATTTCTACGCCCGCCTCTGTAGTGTATTTACCGTTGTCCATGTCTGCAGGCATGCCTTCTTCGTCAATCTTAAATACGGCTGATCCTGCAGTCAACGTATCGTCTTCTGTTGCAATGACTGTTCCGTCTTGTAGGCTTACTTCGTTGTAAAACTTACGACGAATGGCAAACCACAATTTTTTTAAGGTCTTCTGCATCTTGCTTTGTTTCATAGGTACGCAGTTCGGTACTTCTTTGCCGTCCTTAATCTTTGTGCCGATTTGCTCATAGTCAGCCCAACACGGTTCTTTCATTTCCGTTTCTTCTGTTTCTACAGCTTCTTTTTTGTTGCTGACTAACTTATCTGCAAAATAACCCTCAATGCTAAAGCCGCGCAGCTTTCCCGCCTTTACTTCTTGCCATACCTCATTGTTTGCTACGTGAACCTTTACCATCCACGTACCCTGCGGCATATTTAAACCGTACAATTTACTTTTGTCTACATCAGGGTCTTCCACAATCCAACTTTCTACAACGCTGACCTCATCAATAGATTCTTGATGTTCGCGTGTGTGATCATTAGTGCGGTTTTGCTTAATGTACAGTTCCGATGCAAGCTTCACTGTTTCCTTGCTAAAAAATACCTCGTATTCCTCGTCCGTTGCTTCGTCGTAACGCGGAATGTTTTTATCAGGGATTAGGGCAGCGCCTACTAATACCTGCTGCTCTTCATCTACCGCTGCAAGGCTTACTCCGCGTGTGTTGCCTTGCTTGCTAAAGAACACAAAATTCTCTTCGATAGCAGGGAACTTTACAAGGCTAATTGCCTCTACGCCCCATGCATCTTCGTTTTCGTCAATAAGTAATTCGATTAATTTACTCATACAATACGGTAGTCAATGTTATAGTCATCAAGCACATCAAAGAAATCATCGACTGTAGGGTAACGCGACGATTCGTCAATCTTAACGATGTTAAACATGCGGTCATTCGTTTTCTCAATGTATTCTACCACATCGCGCAAACCCTCTCTACCGAAAAGGTCTTGCAGTTGTTGGATCGTCTTGTAGTCGATTTCTACTAACATCTCTGTTGTTTACAAGTGGTCTTTAATATCAAACACCTCGTTCATAATTTCAAGTAAAGCGTCACTTAACAACGTGTCGCGGCTTCGTTCTGCTTCAAGGGCTGCACTATCCAAGTGAGCAATTGCTTCCATTAAATGTCGTTTAAGTTCCTGCATATCTCTGTTGTTTAAAGTCGCATAAATACTTCATCTATATACCTGCTGATGTCGGCAGGAAAAAGCGATTGATTGTCATTAGCTACGTCGGCAATCAAATCAATGTCGCCATACATCATTGCATCCATAACTTCTGCAACAACACTTTTAGGGTCTGCGCCTCTACCATCAAACCACGCCGTTCCCTTATGTGTGATTAAATATTCTAAACCCTGAATTACAGCCTCAGCCAGTGAATTTTCGATTTTAGTCATATCTCTGTTGTTTAGTAAAGAATCTCTACGTTGCCCTTGCCAAATTCGTCTTCCAAGTACAAAAAGAAATCCATAGTGTCTGCAATACCGACGCTTGTTTCTACTACAATAGTTCCGCTATTGTGCGTGTAAACGTCAATGTTGCTATAGCCATACTCGTCAACGCTTATCCTCACGTCATCCTCATTGTACCAATAAACTAAAATATCTCTACTCATATCTCTGTTGTTTATCGGCGGTCAATGTGCGATTGTGCAGCAATGACCATACGTTGCTCATCACCTGTAACGCTTAACTCCCACTCCCCTCGAAATTCTCGATTAAACTCGTTTTCAAAATCTTCCATAAGCCGAATGTCATCGTATGAATTATCTACAACACGGTATTCTATGTAATCTTTATCCATTACATAAGTGTCAAAATTCGGTATGTGGTAGAAGTCATCGCTCAACAGGAATTCTTCGATAACGTCGCCTATTGCATATACAGTCATAGCTCTGTTGTTTAGCCTAAAGTTAAATGTTCAATGAGTCAAAGTAGTCAGATTGTATTTCGTCACGAACATCATAAACGTCAGGCATATCAACATCTGGATAATCGTATGCAAGGTTTTCTAATGCCCGTTTAATTTGGTCGTACATATCATTTAAAACCGCCTCGACCGCAGCGTTTTCTGATTGACTAGTGTTCATGTCACCTAACACCTCATCTATAATGTCATCAAATTCCATATCTTTTTTGTTTAAAGGTATTCTTCTATAATAGAAATTGCCTGAGAAATAGCTCGATCTTCCGCACTTCCCATTGCTCCTTCAAGTACATTATTCTGAAAATCCATCAGCAACTCATGTAGAGTGTCTATTTCTTGACTATTCATATCTCTGTTGTTTAGTAGTAGTGCCAATCTACACGCGCATCATCTAAGGCATTTTCTAAGTCACGAATTTCATCATCATCCGCGTTTACGGTGTACAAAACACCATCGCGCGTTTGCTCTTCTTTTTCTACACCTCGGTACGTGTAGGTATCAATGATGTCTGCAACCTTATCAGAATCACGGTCAGATGTTTCAATTTCGTATGTCATATCTCTTTTGTTTAGTCGTAACGCATATGTTCAAGCGGGTTAAACGTCAAAATAGAACGGTCAGTTAAACCCATTAGTTTTAAGAGTATTTGTTATACAGATAGTTGTCAAGAACTTCATAGTCAATGCTGCGATCGTCGTACAATACTTGCAAAATTTCTACGTAGTCATCGTCCGTATCTAAAGCAACAACAATAATCCCGCTGCCGTCCCCGTATTTGTACAGCGTAAACGTGTCAGTCAGAAAATAATCTTCGCCTTCACGCAAAGAGTCAAGTAGCCGTACAGTAATTTTGTCTAATGCGCGGTCTAGCTTACCCATCAGTAGTTGTCGTTAATCATGTCTTGCAGGTCAGTTTCTACGTGCTCTGCGATTTCACGAAAGTCAATGCGGCTGATGGCGGTTGTCATCATGTCATTCACAATGCTTGCTCCTCGTGGGATTTCGACATACTCCATAAATAAATCTTCGATTTCTCGAGAGTCTACGTCTTCAGGTGTTGCTTCCCGATCATAGTAGTATTCCACAAACAAGGGAATAAACTCCCAAACCGATACAAGCCAAGTTTCATAGCTTGCCCAACCGTTATAACTAAACTTTTTCTTTTCCATACTTTTTTACGTGTTGCGTACAATTTACAATATACCGCCGTTTATTCAAAGCGTAATCTTACTATTAAGTTGTTGTGCCATTGCATTTTGCCCTTGTAATTGTGACTGTACAACGTATGCTTGCATATCAGGCGTATCGAGTCTTGCAGGCAATGGTGTAACCATGTTATCTGCAAATCCCGATCTAGTTACACCGCCACCACCACCACCAACACCACCACCCGAACCACCTGCTTTATCAAGTATTTGTTTTACGCCTACAAAGCTGCCCAATACCGTTCCTAGCATAGTTATAATATACGTTGCAAGGCTAATAGGGTCTTTTGCTGAATCTGTTGCGCCGCGAATAGCACCTGCCATAGCCATTGCCTGATTAAGCAATACATCGGCTATTGCAAGGTTCTTTTGCTGCTCACTATTGTCTTCTGCTAATTGACCCATGGTGCGGAATAGTCCGCTTGTTGCATTAACTAACGCATCAATTTTACGCAACTGTATGTTTTCTTCTTCGTCTGCGGAATCTTGTACAATTTGTTCGTAGTCCTCAATGTACGCAGCGTTAATTCGCGCTATCAATTCGGCATTATCTCCCGCCATTTCTACCATGCGGTCATACTGTGCCATTAAAGCCATTTCTTGGCGCTCAAAATCAGTTAAAGACCTTTCGTATAATTGGTCAGAAAGTTGCGCCTCCCTATCTGATTTACGCTGTGCAGCGGCTTCGTCAATCTCTGCTACGTCCATTTCATACTTACGTTGCAGGGCTAGTAATGCATCATACGTAGCACCGCGCTGTATTAATTCAAGCATATCTGCTTTAAACTGTAACTCAAGCCGCTTCTTAGCTTGTGCATCAGCATCTTCTAAGCTGCGTATTTCGTAGTCCTGCTGCAGCTTCAGCAACTGATCCTGTACAAACTTCTCATCTGCTAATCGCTGTTTGTCAATCTGTTCTCTTTTACGGCGTGCCTGCTCTGCTTCTTTTTCTTCGTTAGCTTGTTGACGTAAGGCGTAGCCTGCACGCGTATTTTCTAAGCGTTGTAATTGTGCCTCTGCTGCTTCAATTGATTCATCCGCCTTTTCTTGCACTTCTTTAGGCGGTGTAAAGAGCATGCCTGCAATACCTTCGACAAATCCGGTTGCAAGATTTGTACCTTCTTCTAAAACACCAAGTTGCGCTAGACCTGCACTAATTGTGTCAATTGCGCCTAATGCAGCGACAAGAGGGAATGTTACTAAGCCAACAATTGCTTTTGTGTAATTAGTTACACGCTCTGCCGCCTCAGTTTCTTCGTCTTTCTGTTTTTTAAGGTTTTCTATTAAAATCCTTTGCTGCATAATGGCTTCGTCTGTACCCTGCATACGCATTAGCAGTATGTCCTCTTCCGTTTTTCCCTGCAACTTTAGAATGTTTTCCGTTGCAGAAATGTTATCAAGCTGATCCTTGCTTGCCTTAACTAGCTTCTCGCTTTCCGTAACGGCATCTTTTGTTGCATCGCTTGCGCCTGTAATAGATGCGCTAATTTTGTCCCAATTATCTACAATAAGGCCTAATGCCACTACAAACGCACCAATGCCTGTAGCGGCAATAGCACCGCGTAGCGATTTGAAACCACGCGATAAACGTCCAATTTGACGTTGTGTAGATTTAAACGAACGAATAGTGCGCTGAAAACCGCGCGGCAAAAACTGACTAAATAAATCGCCAATTCCGCCCCAATCTTTTTTTGCGCCTTTGCCTGCCTTTGACATACGGCGCTCTAAACGCTCTACCGCATCGCCTGCACTCTCCGCCGCTGATGTTACGGTTTCTTCGCCCTTAATTTTTACTTTCGCTTCTGCTGCCATCTGTTGTTTAATATTAATCTCAGCTTCTTCCAACTGCTTTGATTCAAGTCATTAATCCCGTACCAATACCTCCATATACCCGTACCCTTAATGTTTTTTCCTACTGTCAAGCGGATTGCTACAGGCAGTCCATATCCTATGCTGTTTATCCAATACTTCATCCGTTAAAATCTAATGCTGTGTTTGAGCTATCATTAACGTGTATTTTGACATTGCCAGTCAAATTGTAATACGCTTCTGTTTCTGTTTGAGCAGCTTTGCCTTGTATTTGCAGTATTTGCACCTTAGCTGTAATAAGCCATTGCGCCGTTACGTTTGCCTGACCCGTGCATGCTACACTGTAAGATGCATCTGCTCCTGCTATTCGCTGCGCTGTTGACGTATCAATGCTTGCTGTAACTCCTGAGTCTTTTTCGGTATTTATTACAGTCGGTGATCCACCTACCCTGCGTACGGTCGGCGAATTGCTCGCTAAATCTCTCGTGTTTGCAATTGAAGTACGCGCTGTGAAATTGCTTGCTTCGCCAACACTAGCAGCAGAACCGTCAATTTCAATCATTGTTACGTCATACGTAATGTACATGATTGTGTCCATCGGCACTTCAAATGCAGATATGCCATCATTAGTTGTCGCGTTAACTGATGAAGCACCCGTTGTTGTTGCGTACAATTTCAGTTCATACGTACCACCAATAATTGGTTTTGAATTTTTAAAAGAGAATATGCTTGTAATTGTTTCCGTACCCGGCGCTCCCGGTAACACTCCGTTTGTATTACCCGGAGTTGGTTGATTTATTCCGGGTGCAGGAGCATTAGGATGACTACCTGTAGAGTTGCTACCGGGTCGGTAAAAACACTCTGTGTTTGACTCAGACCATATAAAGCCGTTTGCCGTGCAGCATTGTTCTGTAGCTGTAGCAGTCGCCCCTGTACTATCAATAAAATTAACTGTCCCGTCTGTGTTAAATGAATCAACAATAAGATTGCAGTCCTGCTGTATTGTGACTGCAGGCGCATCAATGACTTTTATTAACTGTGCGTTTGCAAGTGTGCTATTTTCTAATGTAAAGTTTGACAAACTTACTATTCGCCAGTATGCGCCTTCTATATACAGCAGATCATTAAACTGTAAATTGTATACGTCAATCGTAGATACATCAAGTTTACATGACATCACCCGGCTTTCTTCGCTGTACAACTCATTAAACATACGCAGCCAATACGTATTGAATAAGTATTTATTTGTTATACCCGGAGTATCACCGTTACCAACAAACGGTGCTTCTAAATTGTCAGGATAGCTGTAACCCCATTGTAATGATTTTGTACTAGTAGTTACCCCAACCGTATTGTATTCTGTAAAATATGGATATGTTGCGTAGTTACTCCCGCCAAAATTAAATGTGTGACCGTTTCCAATGTTTTGCAATCCTAGGTAATACGCTATTACAGGCTTGCAGCTAACGGTTTCCTTGTGATATATTGATGCATCGCTTCCGTCGTGCCAATCCCAAAACGCAGGCAATAACACGTTAGGCACTAGGCTTTCGCCTGTACCCTGCATATTTTGAAAAACTTTGCGTAACCTCAGCGGTTGAAAAATGTCGCTTGATTTTTCTTTGCCTGTAACAAAATCCTTGTCATTGTCATAAACGTATCTGCCGAATGTTTTTTGATGACGATGTTGATAGTATTTATTTAAAAAATCATCGCCTTCTCCATCTTCAAACGTGTATTCTTTTACCTGAAACCTTGTCGTAGGCTCAATTAAAATGCTATCTGCATCAACCTTATTTGTAAAGTCTTTACGTGTTGTTCCTGCGCTCCACCAATTAGCCCACGGTTCTGCGTAAACTATACTCGGATCGGTTGGCTTTGTGACTAGTACGATATTGAACTTTTCAAATATTGCTCGTAACCACTCATCTACACTTATGTCAGGAAAATTTGCTGACACATCAACAAAACCCTCTGTAGCATCGTACATTAATAAATGCCAAAATGTTGTGCCTGTAGAATTTGTGGGAATAACAGTAACGCTGTCAAATGTATTCGTGTGCGAAAACTCAACTTTAACTTGACTGCTTGCAGTAAGATTTACAAATACTTGATAGTCACAGACCATAGTTTCCGAGGGGTCACACGGCACGTAATTAGTAAAGTATACGGCTTCACCGTCAACTAAGATTCTGCAGTACGTGTTGTATGATGCAAAACTTGTAACTGTTTGTACAGCTACAATAAGTCGAAAAGTAAATAAATAACTGCCGTCAAATGGCACAGTAAATGTACCGCCCGACATTAAGCCGTCAGGGTCATAAAACGGGCTAGTGCTTTCAACCGTAAAATTTAACTGCTGATAAATACCTGCGTTTGCCGCAGTGATTGTTTGCGCACTTGGTATGCCTACACGAAAACCGTACGTTGCACGGCTTGTAACTCGCTCAGTTTCTGAAGCAAGAAACATGTAAATTTTTTTGAACTCTTCACTGTCAAAAAATGTGCTTTCGTAGTTGATTCCTACACGTTTAAAAATGTAGTCAATCAAATACTGTATGCGTATAGCAGGTTTAAAATTCCTTGCTTCTAGTGCGCCCGATCCTGTAGATGTTCCTATCCCGCTTGGGACACCGTTAGTTACGGCAAATACAAAACCGTTTCCTGTGTCTTCATTTTGATTAAACACTGAACTTTGTCCCCAATCTGACAACGGATATACAATAACCCCATCACCTACAGAACCTGTTGTAATGTCGTTTCCTGTACTCCAAGAATTAGTTATGTTTGTCCATGTCAATGCATGGTCAAGGTCTGTATCAATTGTTCCGGCTTCAGTAATAAACAATTCTTCAAACGAAAGATTACGCACACCTTGGAACAACTCAGCAAGTTCCTGTAATACATTGACCTGAAATCCTTGCGCATCAGCTTTGTGTAATTGTAGTATGCCTTGCATTAGCAAAATGCCCTCGCTATACAACTGCACGGATGTTTTTGTCTGTGCCTTAAATGTGCCTAACGTAACGTTGTAATCGTAGTAGTAAGAAAAGAACTGTACGTTGTTCCGCGATGGCGGCAAATTGAAATTAAACGTATACGGCGATTTAGAAGCTAGAGGATTGCCTAGGTCTTGAAACTGAAAGTTTAATTCAATTGGCGTATCAGGCAGGTCTAGCTCATACTGCGTTGTTCCACCCTGTACTATAGCTACAAGTTGTCCCATTAGCGCGTTGGTCTGTATCGTGACACCTCAAGTTGCAAGGCAAACGAAGTCAGCCCGTCCTTTACGCTTGTGCGGTTTGTAAAACTGTTATCCTGTACATAAGCACGAACGTATCCTGAAGAATTTGTTTGATTCGAATTCAGTCCAAAATCGCGTGCAGGCGACACGTATACACGTTCGCTATTTACAAGTGACATAATAAGCGGAGACAAGCGGTCAGGATCACCAAATGCTGTGTTAAGGTTCAGCGTTGTTTTCGTACGGATGTGTGCCTGTGTCATGCCGCCTTCGTACGCATTTTTTACGTAATCCGTACCATTGCCGTCTGCATCAAAACTGTTGCCTCCTATCTGCCTGTAGCCTTCACGTTGCATAGTTTGTGTAACCTCTGATTTACCGCTGAAAACTAAGCTGTCGTATCCGCCTTTGCTGTTCCACCAATGCACGGTGTAATAATCATCTGCTGTTTGAAAACGTGTGCAGTCAAGCTTCACGAATCGGTATGTCTTGCTTACCGCATCTGTAAACGGGTCAGCGCTGCTACCTAGTACAACGTCGTAATGTGTCCATCCGTCGTTCGTGCTAGAATCAGGGTTGATGTCGCTTGTAAGTTGCCCTCCTAGATTTGCCGTTCCTACACCAAAATACAATAGTCTTTGGCTATCTGATGTAACCGTACTTGGCGGCTTTCCTCCATTCGCTACGCTGTTTGCGTATACGGTCGTACTCAGTGTTGTTTGACCGTTGTAATAGCGTACGCCAATATGCGTAGCAGATGATGCAGTAGTATTAATAAATGCAAGTGTTGAATAGCTGCGTTTTGTGCCGTCAAACAGAACGTAATTAACAAGCAGACCGTTGACTTCAGGCGTATCACTTAGCCAATATTTAGTGTTTGCTGTAGGCACGTATGCGCTACTGTCGTCTGTGTCAATCAATGCACTAGTCGCAAGCGTAAAGTTTCCGTTTACTAGTTGTGCGCTTTGATCGGTCGCAGGCAACAAGGTAAGCGTAGGCTCTGCATCTGCGCTAACTGCAAAAGCATGACCAAATCGCATAGTAGCGGTTTTGAACGCTGTGCTGTTTGTACTAAGCAAATCTGTATTGCCAAACCCTAATTCAATTACGCCTTCATCCTGATGCACGAACTGTGCAGTTACATTGCGCACGTTAAATACTGCGCTATCTGCGTTATTAGGCAATTGTTGCAGTATTGCCTGCTGTGTGCTGTCGATAGTTACCGCGCACGCATAGCGATACTTAGCCTCGCCTGTTTGCGTGTCGTCTTTTACAACATATATAAGTTCGTCATACGACCCTCGTAATCCCGTGCTTGTTTGATTTACTGTATATGCCATCAAATAGTGATTTCGATTGAAAATGTACGAGTATAATTGTCCGTCATAAAAATGTCTACGTCTTCACCTAATGCCATCTGTAAACGTTTTGCCATTCGTTTCATCTGTTGGTTGATTGCCATTTGATAGTAGTGCGTAGGCTTTAAACCCGTAAGATATACGCTGCGCGAAATGCGCTTGGACATTGCATCAATGCTAAGAAAGCGCCCTTGTTTATCCCTCCATGAACTATTGCTGATGCCCTTGTCCCTAATCCATTTCTTGATTGCGGGTCGCAATGCTCCTTTCTCTCCTGATCCTGTGCCAAACTGATACGGGCTGTCAGGTGCTTTAGCGTTGTTTGCTGCGCCCTGTACGCCCTGTTCTACGAAGTCGTAGTACGGTGCGCCCATGAACTTAATTACAAGCCCTTCATCGTCTTCTATTAACTCAAAGTACAGGCTCTTAGCTAGTGTGCCTGTAACTATCTTATCTGCCTCTGCAAGATTCGTACGCGCCTGTTCGATTACCTCACCGCCGATCTTGTTGCACTCTTCAATAAAGTTGTCAAGTTCTAGGTCAACTAACTTGCCGTCAATCGTTATGGCAATACTTAAGCTATCCATAAGGCGCGTCACATAGATTTAGTGCGTTTGGCAAGCGAATGCTAAACGTCGTTGACCAACCCGTGAGGCTATTGTCAAAACGTGCAGTAAACGGTTGACACTGTAGCGGAAGTTGAAATGACCAATTGTTGCCATCTACTAAACTGCTTACGTTGACGTTAAACGCAAACTGTGCAGCTACGTCCTGTAAAAGCAAAAACGTTTCAGAATAGATTTCTGTAATACGTTCCTGTTGCTCTTCAATCACTAAATCACCTACAATTATCTCGTACGTAAATTCAGTCATGCCGTCCATAATAACTGAATCAGTGCATTGACCATACAGCAGCGGGTAATCGCTTGCGTTTAGCTTGTCTATGTCAAGAGTATCAAGCGTAAACGTATGAAAGCTGCGCAAAACGTCATGATCGTTTACAATGGATTGCAGCATGTTATTTATGTCTACTATTGTTTGCATTAATTTTTACGTTTTCGTTTACAGCTACATCTTTTTCATACGACATAAAGGTCAGTACCTCTTCAATATATAACTCTGTTACAGGTTTTATACTCATTACGTTTCCCTGTGCTAATTCGTGGATGATTGCGTACCATCCCCATTTTGAACTAATGCTTTTTGCTTCTGCTGATCCTTTGGCTTCAAAGAGCGCCGCATAGTGATAGCTAATTCCTTTTCGATGTTGCAAAAAAAAACCAGTGCGCTCATCGCTACATCCATTGTTAATTGTCGCATGTCTTCTTGCCGCTTCTTGTCTACATCGTACAGGGCTATCTCATAACCTGCTGTTGTTTCTAGGCATATCTCACGGTACAGCACTGCCATAATTTTATGCAGGTTATCAAACGTACCGCCTTGGCAATAGCTTTCTAAATCCGCAAACTCACCTACGGTTAACTTTGTCCAATCAGGAATAAAACCATATCGTTTACCCTTATGCGTTATAGTTGGTTGCAATGGCATCTTCATCGTAGAAGCATCCGGTTCTTGCAAAAACCAATGAATTATGCTTGCGCTTTTTTCAATTGATGTCCATTCCGCATGCTGCAGCTCTCCTTGCTCTAAACCCGCAAACACTTCAATCGCTCTACGCACCGCGTTGTACGCTTCTGTTTCGCGCTCGTACACTTTCCACACTTCGCGGTATTGGTCAATCGTTACTTCGTTCCAATCGGTAGGCAATATGATTTTCTTTACTCTGCTCATCTCAAGTAATATGTACGGTTACGGTGTGCAAGCTTGTTTAGGCAGACGTATCGAATCGCATCAATAGCATGGTTCCATTCGTCCTTTGGTGTAGGTAAGATACGACCGTCTTTATCAGTCATCCACTTGTAGTTTCTAAATTCTTTCTGTACGTCTATGCTGTCATCTTTTACATATAGCTTGTGCCTGCGCATTATGTCAATTCCGTTTCGTATGCTGTCTGCTCCTTTCTTTGCAGGCTTGACATTGAAATTCATTCGGTGCAGTTCAGTAATGCTTTTCGGTTCTGCGCTGTCCGCTATGATTTCTTCATGACGTGTAATGCCTAACTTCTTAAATTCAAGTGCTAGGTCTTGATTTGTTAGTCCTCCGCTGTACAGCTTTTGTTCTATGTACAATTCGTCGCCCCTTGCATGTACAATTATTAATGCCGCTGGATCAGATGCGTATCCAAAATCAAGTCCATAGCCTACCGTGTTTACGTTGTCAGGCAACGCGCTGTACGTGTGCGTTTGAAATATGGTTTCTTTGCTTATGCCCTTTTCACCTAGCCCGTAAACCCTCCAATAGTTTTCATCTGTGTGCTGCAGGCGTTCAATCTCTGCGATCGTATCCTGACTCAAATACGGGTTGTTCTTGTATGTAGTCTGAAAGAATGCGCAATCATTACGCGGAATTACATCATCATATATCCAATGGTATTCCATACTTGGGTTATAGTCAAGTATGATTTTCCATGTGGTGCGCAGTGCAAGCTGCATAAACATATCCCTTGACAGTTCGTTCGCCTCGTTTATATACACCACATGTCGTTTACGTCCACGAATTCGGCTTTCCTGTTCAACGGCTATAAACTCCCATGTATTACCGAACAGCTCGTATAGGCTTTCCGTTTTGTTGTGGTATTTCTCCTCGTACAGTCCTTGGCTTTGCAGTATCTCAATAAAGTCACGCAGTACCGATCCGCGCAAACTTGGGTATGTGCGACGTACGACGGTGATAATCATGCCG